CAGGCTTAAATGGCGGGTTCTCGCAGTATTCGGCGAGGCGGTAAAGGTCAACAAACATTTCGCGTCGTATCTGACTAATCATTGTTCCCTCCTACCACGGCAGTTCTTCGTCCGGGACTTCTACCATCTCGAATTCTTTTGCCGGATCAAAATCCTTTTCCCATCCGTAATGGATATACTCTGCCGGATCATTCTTTAGCCGCTTTGTTTCCTTTTCAAACCATAGCGGAATATATACATCACGGTTTCCAAGATCTCGATCCTTGCATATTTCAATCACGTTATCAGCCTGATAAAGCGGATTCGATGATTTCCACTGGAAAAACTGCTGCGTAGACTTTTTATAGTCTTCGTCTACTCGATGAATGATGAAAACATTGTCTGCCGCATTACCAAGATCCCCGCTTCCGCTGATGTCATCCACGCGGAGATAACCGGAGCTTTTTCGCGGATGTGCAACGAATAAAACATGAATATTCAGATTTACCGCCATCCGCTTAAGCTCTTTTACAAACTTTGTTTGTCTGGCATACATATCATGATCCAAATTTTCAACGTTCAATGCCATCAGGTTATCAAGCAGAATCATATCCAGCTTCTTATCCTCAACGATCCTGATCAAATGCTTTTCCATTTCCGTGAACTGGTTACCGTAATCGTTATTGTAAACATAAACGAAGTCATCCAGCCACTTTGAAACAGCTTCGGCAGCTGCATCGTTTGGATAAAAAACTTTCTCATATTGTGTTCCGTGAACATGGGCTTTTCCGGCGGCTTGCAAAGTCAGCCACTTTAAAACTTGTTTATCTGTCATTTCGCCGGAAAATAATGCGCACTTTAATCCCTGTTCTCTGCACTGGATTACCAACTGGCTAAGAATAGAAGACTTACCAGCTGATCTAAGCCCAGACAGAACCGAAACATAGCCTTTTTTTAGTCCGACCATCCGCTCATCAATCCCCGCGATTCCGGTCATGATATGAGCTTCAGCCGGAACAACTCTGGCACGGATTTCTTCAGTGGTTCGGAAAACGGGTTCATTTACTGGTGGTTCAGTATCAGCGCCATAAGCAGCACGATTCAATGTCTTATCGAAATCCGCTGTAGCCCCCGTTTTGCCAAATCCTTCTGGTTTGGTCAGCAAATAGTTAGGCACTGCCGGTTGGATCTCTTTTGCCTGGTAAGCATCCGGTTCGTAAAACTGACGGAACTCTTTCCATTTCTTGTCTGCACAGCTGCTGTGAAAGCAATTAAAGCAAATTTTTCCATCATTCGTCTGGACGATAGCGGCATCTTTATGATTATGCTGCGGATTAAATGGGCAGTGATCCAGAATCCACTTCATGCCACCGGCCCATTTTGTCTTTTCCTTGACCTCTATGCCGTGCTGGTCGATCCATTCCTGAAGATCAAACTTCCCAGGATTATAACTGTTATATTTTTGCGGTTGTTCCTGTTTCGGCATCAGGTCTGCCAGAGATTCAAGAAGTGACAGCGGTATTTCTTCAATTTTCTCCGGCACGGACAGGATCCGGCTCATGCGGTGCGGTCTACGTTCTGAATTCGCGCCTTTTCGCGCAACTGTCCCATACAATTTGCAAACTCTGCTTGGATTGAATGTGGTCAAATCAATGTCCATTCCTGCGTCATCAAATAGCATATTCAACGTTTGAAGAACTTTCTGAAGCAGCTGCTTCCGTTCCGGAGCGTTTACCAGCTGGATCTTGTAGATTAAGTGGGTGCCGTTTCCACTGTGGCATACAACAGGATCATTCCATCCGCGGTCTTTCAGGAAAAGCAAGATGCGTTTTGCCGTTTCCCTTGAACCTATTAGTTCTTCTTTGCTTGAACTTGTTCCGGTGGGGCGCTTTGGATCCACGTCAACCAGCAGCCAATCATACCCGATTACATCGTTATCGCTGACGGTTGGCGCAAAGTACTCAATAAACTGATCATGATGGTCGCGGCCGCTATAGCACGCTTCATGAATCCTGTTAAGAGTCATATAAGCATTAGCGTCTGGCCTGATCTTTGGATTCGCCATTGCATGAATCAGAGAATCGGCGCTATTGAAAATCCCGGCCATATTCCACTTGCCTTTGACGAAACGAACCTCGAAGTCACGTCCATCTGGATGAAAGACAGCAATGGCCTTTCGGACTTCTTCTTCATTAAATGTATAAGACATCACACAAACTCCTTTTGAATAGGTTTCCCGAAAGCATCTCGTTCTGTGCTGTCGGACTCTCCACCAACGTCCGGTGCTTCATCAAACCAGATATCAGCCGCGGCCTTCCAGTCATCAATTGGCGTTTTGTTAATCTTCCATCCTCTCGCCTGATTGTATCGGAAGAACTTTATAGCATCTGCTTCGCTGCGCCTATGCTCCGCAAAGTATGCGACGGCATCCGGAAGTTGTGGTGTCGACAACACATTCTTTTCATTCTTTCCTTCTTTCTTTCTTATATTCTTTAATTGTGGTGCTTTGCCGGTGGTCTGCTGGTGCTTTGCTGGTGCTTTGCCGGTGTTTTTGCTGGTGTAGTTGCTTTGATACTTTTCGTATTCAAGTATTGTAATTACTTGATATTTGGGCCTTATTCTGCTGGTGATTTCGCCGGTTGATTTTAAGTGTTTAAGCGCCGTCCTGACTTCATTTTCTGTCAGCCCTGTAGCAGCGCTGATTGACTTCCTGCCGGTCGGCACTTCGCCTCTTCGAATCGTCTCCCGCTCATAGTCGTGTTCCTCGGTGTTGGCATTCATTAAAAGCCAGATCCAAACGAGTACTGTTTTAGGATGCTTGAACCATCTCCAATTCATCAGGTTCCGATCTAGTTTGATGAAGGTGCTTTTTTCAGCCACCGTTACCAACTCCGTTTTTCAGAAGTCTTTCCGCATTTATGCGAACCTTGACCATCTGGGAAGGTGTCAGCTTGAAGAATCTTTGCACGTCCTGATCCGTATGTCCTTCACTCAGATAATGGTTATATCCTTCGGCAATGTAATCCGTGATCATTGTGATTGTCCGCTGCGCAAATGCGACATTATACATTCCTGCGGTCATGCCAGCCTGGCACTCTATAGATGCTCTGACGATTTCACCGATTGGCTTCAGAACATCAAGATTCCGTAGATTCACAACGCCACAATCATCGTCAAGCGTGCGTTTCCAGATTTTGAAGCATGTTTCTGCTATAAGATCCGCCTCGACCCCATAAGCCGCATGTTTAATCCTGTCTTCGATCTGTATCCGCGAATAGGCGCCTGGCTTTACCATAAACGCTGGAATTTCAATCTTTGTATTCTTTGCTTCTTTTACCGCATCAGACACGATCCGATGACATTTCTGGCAAAGCGTGACAAGATATCTCATATTAAAGAAGTCGTTTTCTCCGCGGTCGTTCTGATAACGGATATGGTGAACTTGAAGATCATTGGCGCAGCCGCAAAATCTGCATTTGTGTCTATCTCTTTCGATAACTGCCGGCCTTATTTCATTGAACCACTTCGGGCTATTCATCGCGGTGTAATAGTCATCCTGATGCATATCGAATGGTTTGATCATTTCCTCACCCCTTTCAGGTATTCAATAATCTGCTTCCCAGTGCTTCTACCGTCACAGAATCTAAACTTTACGCCGTATTCTTTTTGCATGGTGATCATTGCTTTTCGAAGGATGGCTGGATCAAACCTTGCGACCGGAAGCCCATTCCAGCCGATCGGAGGCCGCCACAGATCCAGACGGCCCCCAGGCAGTTGCTCTTCAACCAGCACGATCAGCTGAATTCCGCATTCCTGCGCTCTAAGGCATTCTGCGCGGAACCGTTCATGCTCCTGGAACACATTCCCAGCAAGTTCAAGAACACCCATCTTTGTGTCAACACTGATGTCACCTTTCCCGGCGATCTGGTAATCTCCCACATTCAGCGCTTGACGGATGATCTTGATTCCGGCTTGCCGGCAGTACAGGTGGACATTTTTATGTTTGCCCACCTGCTGCCGGGTATCCTCAAATAGCACCATCAGAATGGTATTTCTTCGTCTACAACCGTGCCGAACGAAGGCGCGGGAGCGGGAGCGGCCTCGCCGCGGGGCTTCATGTCAGCCATTACCTTGCATTTGCCGGCGGCCATAAACTGTGTGCTTTCGAGCCGGCCGATAGTTGTATATGGAATTCCGTTGAAGGACCCCTGGCGAACGTTGATTCCGACCGTTTTCCCAACAAGCCCTTGCTCGTTCCAATCCCAATGGTATCCGGTGTTGCTGTCTTCGATTGCCCAAATGTTTCCATTAAAGCTCTTCATGTCCCAATCATAATGCTGCCGGCGCGGGTTCGCCTGATCGGGGATCTGCATAGCAAAGTCGCCCTTATAACGGACTTCATAGCGCCCGGAACTGTTCGCGCTGTCGTTCTGGTAGCGCTTTGTATAATATCCGGCATATTCGCCTTCAATAATCTCCAAGCGGAGAATCAGGCGCTGATCCGGTTCGGTGCCGTCAATCCTCACGGCCTTGATGCTGGCGGTATAAAGCCCCTTCGGGAGCATGGGGTAAGAAGTCGCAGGAGCTTCGGCCTTAAATCCAGAAATAGGTTTCATTTAGTTTTCCTCCGTTTCGCTTTTTTCGGCTATGCCGTAATATTCTCTGATCGTCCTGTCAACCAGGGCGAGGTCATTTGGTATCCGTTCCGGGAACATTTCTTCAGGGCTTTTAACCGTATCGTTTCCGTTGCTCTGAGTCCGGAAGAAATGCCCATCTTGTGTGATCTCCGTCCGCAACACAATGTCAAACAGCCCTTCGACGGTTAGTTTTTCATCCAGCATTCGTCCAACTGTTTTAGCTTTTACGCGTCCGTTCGTGTCCAGTTCTGTATGGTGGAGAAAATAAACAATCACATCATCGGGTGTTTTCTTGGTTACAAAATGGATCAGGTTCCGAAAGTTCAGGGCGAGATCCGTAAATTTCTGGTATCCGGTTTCTGTTGCTCGGTCGAAAAATTCGTTGACCATCAGATACTGGCTATCGTCTACTATATAGGTCTTCAGCTTCGGCGCTGCCAGCGTCTTCAGGATCGCGGAGTATGTCGCGTTCCTTGCTACTCGGAAAGCTTTCCGAAATGGCAAGCGCGACTTTTCAAC